TCTCGTGAACTTGAGAACGGAAGGAATGAGGCCGAAATCCTTTTTCCGACGAACACTATTACCTCAACACTATCTAACGGAGAAGTCGTCTTTTGTGCAGGAGAGGCACCTTATCGTTATGTTGCTCAAGAATGGAAAAGGATTGACTCCCCTGACGCATACGGTGCGACTTTATGTGCGTCCGTGTCAGGACGCTTGGCTTTAGCCGGATTTAAAGATGCTCCCACAGTTGTTCGTTTCTCTCGTGTAGACGACAACGAAATCTTTGAATGCGACGAAGATGTTGCAGACATTCAGGTAACAAAGGCTGGAGGCATCAACCTTAAGACTGTGCTCAATAGAGCAGAAACGATTACAGCCTTATTCCCGTTTGGTGCAAATCAACTCCTTATCTTTACCAATGCTCGTTGTCTCATCTATGAGATCAATGCGGATTTGACCACATGGAAGCAGGTTTCGGACGTTCATATCTATGTCGGGTGTGTATCTCAGAACTCCATCTGCGGTTGGGCAAACGAAGTTATCTTCTGTAGCCGTTATGGTATTTACACGCTAAAGCGTTCCGTGGCAAACGGTACGGCTCTTGTGGTCTTACCTTATTCGCATAAAGTGCAAAGCGTTTATCAAGAACTACTTTCTCGTTTGGAAGATCCGAGACTAATCAACGCAGTCTTTGATTCAGATTGTGGTCGTTATCACATATTTTTCCCTTTAAGTCCACGAGGAGCTTCACGACTTTCCTGCTCAGTCTCTCCAGTTGCTCAAGAAGAGGGAAGCTCGGGTTCTCCGTCGTGGTCTTTTTCCGAATACGGCAACCTAACGTGCGGAGACTTTCTCGATGGAAAGTTACTTATGGGCAGTTGCGGTGGTATTTGGAGAATGAAATCCGAGTACGAGGAAGGAGGAGATATCGGAGAGGCAGTCTTCTCAACTCCTTTGCTTTGGATGAACGAACGCTTTATGCCTAAGCGTGGTCATCAGATCGGAATCATTGCTGACGGTGCAGGTCAGATTGAAGTCGAGGTTGAAAATGAGGAAGGACAGATACTAGATGTCCTCCGCTGGGACTTGCCTTATGAAGACCAAGCGGTCTTTCACGGAACTCGAAAAGGCAGACAGTTCACTCGAATTTTTCCCCATTTATTTACAGGCGTAAAGCTCAAATTCCACATCAGAAACGTGAAAAAGAGTTTACGCATTTACGGATTCACTATCGAAATCAAGGAGCAATAATCAATGGCACGTATTCGCCAACTTTACCCGTCTCGGTACTCTTCTACAGAGGCTACTTCAGCAGAGTTTGAAAACATCATCCGCTATCTCAGAAGCGGTGAAATTGGAAATAGAACTTTATCTGAATTGCTACGCCAAATCTTTAACTCCGAAGGTAACTTAGATGTTGGCTTAGAGATTCGCTTTGATTCTAAGTATGGTCTCGAATATCGAATCGGTGGAGACGATCAGGAGTGGTTGCAGATCATTGAACCTGAAGCGTTGCGTGGAGAACCTGGTGAGTATGTCGGTGAGATTGGCGATGCCCTGATGTTCAACCGAGCTGACTATGATGGTGACGGCACAACTACGGTCTTCAACTACGCTTTCTCTGAATCAGAGGCCGAAACCATTCTATTTAGAAACGGTCTGCTTCAATCTCCTAACGCCTACACGTTAGATCAAATCAACGGGACGATCACAATCTTTCCGGCTATTGGTGCTAACGAAACCCTAACGGTGTTTCAGATCAGAAAAAGTGAGCTTAATGGTTTCTCTCGGACAGAGATTGTTGCTACTCAGAATCAGTACATCATCCCGTTTAAGTTCAACAACGAAGATCAAATCTTTGTTTACCGCAACGGCATCCTTTACAAGGAAGGTGAGAACGACGACTACATCCTAAACGCTGGTACATCCACAATTACGTTCTTAGCTCCTATGGCCTCAGGCGATGTTGTCACAATCCTTCGTATGCAAGGAGGCGGTCTTAGAGCTGTTGGCGGACTACTGATGCATGATCAGTATTGCTACAACGGAAAGATTCTGTACGACAAGATTCTCATTGACGACGATGACATTTCTCCTGAGAAAGTTCAGGGACTTAAAGGTTTGATGGAAAAGTCGAAACAGGTATTCGTACAGGATACGGAGCCTGTTGATACAGACGAAGTAGAGATCGAAAGCGGAGACTTGTGGATTAAGACAGGTCTGCCTATTTCCGTCTTGTATTTCTATGATGGACTTCGTTGGGTTTCTACTGCGCCTGACGGTTCCGTTCCAGCCATCAACAAAGGAGATGAGCTTCGCTATCTTCGTGTGAACTCTGCGGGTTCGGCTCTTGAGTTTGCTGCTATTGATCTGTCTTCCTGCGTAAAGAAAGATGAAGTTGGTAACCCTAACGGTGTCGCACCTTTGGACGAGAACGGACAGATTGCGGACGAGCTGATCAAACAGCATTACTCCTATGCTCCGATTCAATATCGCACGGATGGAACGATCGCTAAGGATGCAGTGCTGACTCTTGGTTATGTAGCCAACGTTCAAGCCTACTTAGACAAGATGACACTCTCCCTTGATGCAGGTACAGCAACCGTTCAGCTCTATGTTGGAGACACTGCGGTAGGTGCTACGACTGACCTGACGACTTCTGACGTAACTCAGACTTGGGTAGCAAAGAAGTTTGACGGACGAACCATTCCTAAAAAGATCACGTTAGAGATCACAGCCGCTTCTACTGACGCCAAAGGTCTTACGGTTAATCTGCGGCAGAGAATTGTCGGGTAATGGCAACTAACAACGACTCCAACTGGGTAACCATCAATGGTGGCAAATTTCCGGCCACCATTGGGGAGGAGTTCATTAACACTTGGGGTAAGTGGCAGACAGACGGAGACGGCTTTAAGTTCAACGACTATCAGGCTACTTGGCAAGACTCTCAGTACAACGGCTCCTTCAGAGATTATGTCGGCATCAATAGTGACAAAAATATGCTCTATTGGATGAAAGGCAACTATGGCGACAAAAAGAAAGACTTTGACTTCAACGCTTGGGCTGACGCTCACCCTGATGAATATAAGGACTACAGGGACGAGAACGGTACTTGGTATCTAACTCCGGAAGGAAAAACCGATCTTGAAGGAAGGGCTTACACACAGTGGTTAAAGGAGCAGAAGTATGACGTTAATAACACAACGCCTGTAGTTCAAATTAAGACCGGAAAGAAAGAAGGAACCCAGGTCTATTACAAGTGGGATGAATCTTTAAATGCTTACGTTCCTCATGAAGGTAAGGTTGTCTATTGGGATACGAGCAGTGGCCTTGGTCATGCTCTAAAGTCTTTTGGCTCTGCCATTGCAACGGGTATTGCCTCCTACTTTGGAGGCCCTTGGGCTGGAGCAGCAGTAGGTGCTGCTTCAGGGCTAATCACTTCTGAGGGTGATAATAAACTCCTTGATGCTGGTATGGGAGCTCTCGGCGGCTACATGGGCGGAGCAAACATGGCAGGAAATATCGGCGCCACAATTGGTGGTTCTGCCATTAAAGGAATAACTAAAAACGCTCTTCCCGATCTTGTTTTGAACATGGTTCAGACCGAGAGCGATCCAGGGAACCTTGCAGGAATCGTTAATCAATGGAAGGTTGAGAACGGGAAGACAGCCGGAACAAGACCTTTGACCGATGCTGAAACTACGTTGGTCAACCAATACGTTAATAACGCTAAGACTCTTTATCCATCTTTATCGGAAGATCAAACCAAGAGGTTAGCTGATTACGCTGAGACTCTGACCCGAATGGGTTTGTTCACAGAAGACACGGTTAATCAAAAGAACGAGCAATGGCAACAGCTAAAAGAGGCTCTTGAGAAGTATCAGACAAACACATCTCTTGGTAATGGCGGAGGGACAAACCTTGGTGACTCAATATCCAAAGATGTTCAGGACAAACAGGAAACAGCAGAGAAGACATTGCTCGGTGTGATGGGCGGTACAGCTCTCTTAGGCGGATTAGGAAACATAGGACAGACAGGAATGGCAGATACAAACAACTTACTAAGCTCTCTCGCAGGGCTAGGAGCAGATGGCTTTAGAGTTTATCGAGGATACAGAGACTCTGATAAATTCAACGACTTATTTAACCAGTGGAGTGGTACGGCAGGTTCTCTTGTTAATAACGGACAGAATTTAGCTAACTCTCTTCAGAATCTTTACGACAAGACGGCCGACGGAAACGACAAACTTTATGAAGCTCTGAAAGAGAAGATTAAAGTACCGACTCGTAACGGAGACGAGTGGCAGTCAACACCGTATTACCAAACTGCAACACAGGGTACGCAGAACGTCAACAACGCATTCGCGAAAGCTCTTAATGCGGCCGATCAAATTAGCGGCGTATACAACGACCTCGGTAAGGCAAAGTTCTACAACGAAGATGATGTCTACGGAACCTATCGTAAGTTTGCGAATGCTCGTACACAGTTAGCTGATCGGGCTGCGGCTTTGACAGATTCGAGAACATATGCGGCTAACCGTGCAAACGGTGTCGGAACATCTACGGTACAGCAGGAAGCTCAGGCCGAGAATGCTCGTAAGTACATGGCAGACTTAGCTAACATTGACAGTCAGGCTTACACAGATGCTCTTAGTTACGTCTCCAACCTTTCTAAGTTACAAACAGATCAACGTAATGCGGCGATTGGAGAAGCAGTTAATGCTCTGTCTCCGACAATCTCCACGTCTACAAACGACGCGGCAAATCAACTCCGTAACTCTCAGAATGAAATCGGAGCTTTGTGGTACGGGGATAAGGCGGCTGACCTTGAACGTGGTTGGTTGGCTAATACCTACGGCATTGGTTTGCAGAATCAGGGCAACATCCTTAACGCTCTAGTTGGTCTGAACTCCAACAACGTAAACGCCGCTACTAACCTAGCTAGTGGGTTCGCAGGAGCATACGGACAGGCAATCAATGGATTAGGTCAAGCCTTAAATAAGACAACAGCAGACTTATCTTCAGGTACGGGAGGCGGTTTACTTCAGGCATTAGGACTTACAGGTAAAGCATCAGGTCTTTCCGGACTTTTCGATGGAATCAACTACGCAGGAGCTAATGCGGCGGCTGACTCTTGGAACGCTTTGGTCGAAAGAACTGCATCACAAACGGGAACATCTTTAGAAGAAGCGGCGAAATGGTTGATGGATGCTGGTGGTGATCCAATTGAAGAAATCATTAACGCCTCTGATAGCGGAGGTTTTTGGTCGGGAATCGGAGACTCAATTTCAAGCGGTTGGGATTCCTTAACCAATTGGTTTAGTGGCTTATGGTCGTAGGAGTAAACAATGGCAGACGTAGCACAAACTAAATATAAATTCTCTGACAGTTACAGCGGTGTTCCTACTGGAATATTCAATGGAGCCGCAGGAGGTTATCACTTCGGAGGAGGCTGGGACGCTGAGACAGACCGCAGAGCTTCCAAACGAGCTGAAGGACTCCAGTTGTTCAAGGACTATGTGCAGACCTTGACAGACAATGGGATTGTTCCTAACCAAAACTCGCTTAACAATTTCCTCGGACAGGCAAGTGGCTTCGGCTTAGACGCTTCATACGGTTTTGACCCGTATGCGGCACAGCAGATGATGGAATCTGCAATCAAACAAGGCGAGGATAAGAAGAGAGAACTTGCCGAAAAGAGAATCCAAAACGAAGCGACCACGAACAAGAGTCTTCAGGAGAATTACAACCTTGAACGTCAGAACTTCAAGAACTCCGTTGAGGCTATTGAATCTTTCCGTGAAAAGAATCCTGATCTTCCGCCTGAACGATTCAATACCTTAGCGCAAGGGTTAGAGGACAACTGGAATAGAACTGAGATTGACAACATCGTCAAGGGAAGCCAAGGAATTATTGACCTTAACTACGTTGACGAGAAACTCAGGGCTAGTCCGAACATGACGGATCAGCAGAAGACAGTCCTGCGTCAATCTATTAACAGCAATAGAAACAAGTATGCACAAGAGATTGCAGACTCGTTAGGCGAACTATTGCGCAGAATAAATCGGACGAGGAACTCAGAAAGATCATTATTCCGAAACTCGACCCGACTGTGCAGAATGACGAGGACATGATTACCAAAGTCCTTGGCATGGTTAAAGGAAACAATGCCTCGTCCTGGTCGAAACTCGATTACTCGAACCGAGAGGCTATCGGCAAGTCTCTTCCTGATCTTCTTAAAGTTGCCGCAGGTATCGAAAAAGAGCGAGAACGAAGTCAGGAAGTTGCTCTCCAACGGCGAGAGGACGAGATCAAAGCAAATAGGCAACTCCGAGAGGCTAGGATCAAAGAATGTGATGACATCCTTGCTGGAAGACCTAACAAGAAAGGAAAGAAGCCAACTCAAGAGGAGAAGGATGCCGCTCTAAGACAAAGGGTTGAGTATCAGTACAACGTAACCCCTGATGCTAGAAGAGAGTTAGAAACTGCCAAGACTCAAGCCGAGGCTGATGCTATTGTGCGTAAGCACAAGCTCATATCCCTCAACGAAATTGAGGATAGAACGAAATACCAGGCTTTGTATGCCAACCCTTCACAAACGAGAAACCCCTACACGGGAAGCGTAGAAAGAGACTATGCCGCTTACATGAATCTTTCGATTCCGATCTTGTCATCTGAAATAGATAAGACGGTGACGGCGATTCAGAAGGACAAGACTAACGGTCTTAACTACAGCGACAAGTTAAAGAGGTTGGCTAACGGCGTCTCCATTGCGTTGAGAGATGCAAGACAAGACTTCATAAACGGCGGAGCGTACGACATCTCTCCTCAGGCTTGGACTCAGATGGAGCTCACGTCTCTGAGTAAACTGTTCACCTCTACAAGGCTTCCTCCTGAAGACATTAAGCAAGTCGTCAATATGGTCTTCGATAATATTGGAGAGC